AGATAAAACAAGAGTTAGTATGGCTTTTGATTTATTTGATACAACTTTTTATGAAGGAGACCGTACTAACGGTATAGAGTTTAACGCATGAATTACATTTTAGTAGATACTGCAAATACATTTTTTAGAGCTAGACACGTTATTAAAGGAGCTCTAAATGAAAAAATAGGAATGGCTTTACATATTACTCTTAATAGTATTAGAAAAGTATGGCAAGAATTTAAAGGAGACCATGTTGTATTTTGTTTAGAAGGAAAATCTTGGAGAAGAGATGTTTATCCTAGATATAAAATGAATAGAAAAACTGCTCGAGAGGCGTTAACTGTTTTAGAAAAAGAAGAGGAAGAAGTTTTTTGGGAAACATTTACTCACTTTACAAATTTTATAGATACAAAAACAAATTGTACAATGATACAACATGAACAGCTAGAAGCAGATGACTTAATTGCAGGTTGGGTAAAAGCACACCCAAATGATAATCATATTATAATATCTACCGACGGAGACTTTGCACAATTAATAAAACCTAATGTAAAACAATACAATGGAATACAAGAAGTTACTATTACACACGAAGGATACTTTGACAATAAAAAGAAACCTGTAATAGATAAAAAAACAGGATTCCCTAAAAAAGCACCTAACCCAAAATTAATGCTATTTGAAAAATGTGTAAGAGGAGATCCTACTGATAACGTATTTTCAGCATACCCGGGTGTTAGAGCTAAAGGAACTAAAAAGAAAGTAGGGTTAATTGATGCATTTGAAGACAGAGTAACTAAAGGATACAATTGGAATAATTTAATGCTACAAAGATGGATAGATCAGAACGGTGAAGAACATAGAGTTGTTGATGATTACAATAGAAACGTAATACTATGTGATTTAGATGCACAACCGCCTAAAATTAAAGCTGTAATAAAAGAAACAGTAGAAACAGTTAAAACAAAAGCGATAGAACAAGTAGGGTTAAAACTTATTAAATTCTGTGCTAAATGGGATATGCAACGTATTGCAGAGTACCCACAGAGCTACGCAGAGCCCTTAAACGCAAAATATAAACAGAAAGAGGTAGCATGACAATGGAAAAATTCTTTGCAAAACCTATACTAGAAAGTAGATTCTGGATAGTTGAAAAACACGGACACAAGGTAGGTACATTATGTAGACAAGAAGATAGGAAATATCTATATACTTGTGATGAAGGAACTAAAATATTTGATAATGAAACACAATTAAGGAACAATTTTGATGGGGAATGGATGTGGGGCAACAGTACTATTTCAAGCCCACACATTGAGCCCACAGAGCACCTAGTGTACAGTTTTCCTTGCAAGTTTAAACCTTGTAACATGGTATATGATGTTAAAAAGAAATTACCATTGTTTACAAAAAGTAAAAAATCCAAATCTTTATATAGTGCTGGATATTACATTATTAAATTTGAAAAAGGGTGGGTACGAAGTTTTTGCCCTAAACTAATTACTTTAGAAAGATATCCTAGTAAAGGACCTTTTAAAACAACACTTGAAATGAAACAGGAGTTAGCAAATGCCAACAGATGAACCTATTAATACAGCACCTATCCAACAATTTATACAAAGAGTAAAAGCCGCAGACACTGGACAACAAAAAGAAGTAAAAATTGACATTGCAACTGCCAAAAGTTTAACATATTCTCTAGCAACAGTACTGGCTAGACTTGCCGGAGATTACGAATCTCTCATAACTAAACAATCAAAAACCGACGAAACTATCAGTGTAAAAGCTGACGGTGGAAGACTTTAGTTTAAACGTCTATAAAGGCGTTTCCTCATCATTAACTTAATACTTTTGTTACACTAATTCGAATAATACAAGATAAATATAGTATAAGATGTAACTAACGAGGGTACATTAGAAAATTATGAGTAGACCAAAGCCTACAATTATCTTGGAACACGTAGACAAGAAAAGCTATAAAACAGAGCAGATTCTTGAAGCGGAAGCCATCTGGGCTGTGTTTCATAAGAACAAACCTTTTAACCTCAAATCAGCAAATATGCTTAACAACTATCCAGGACCAAAATACAAAAAAGTTAGTTTTTCTAATCCTGGTCACGCCTTTAACTTGGCTAAAAAATTGAATACTCTTTTCAACGTTGAAGAATTCACAGTAGTTAAACTTACTGCTGGGGAAACTGTCAACGAAAAATGAACTGGAAAGAAACCTTCACAAAAATTTTCCTAAAGAACGCAAATATTAGTATTAATCCAAATACTTTAAAAGAGTATTTGCCTATGTGGTGGATTAATACCAGATCAAAAGATGTAGGTGGTTTAAGATTAACTGATAAAGGTTTAGATTTTATTACAAAAAGACTTGAATTAAAAACATATGAAGTTCCATTCCCAGTAGACTTTAATGTTACTACTCAAACCATAATTTTTTTAGATAGATTTATTACTTGTCCATATTTTTTAGCTGACGATGGAATAATCGTTACTAATGAAAAGAAAGCTATGGAATTAATGTTATTTTCTGGAGACATTAGAAAATATGGTATTAGTAAAGCAATGACTAGGCAAGAAGAAGAAATCAATAACGAAGAATAAACCAAAAATTCTCAATAAATTAACATATACAAATGAGAATACGCAGAATAGCAATTACAGGACATTTATCAGGAATAGGAAAGTGCCTGTATGACAAATTTTCTCCTTATTACGAAGTTATAGGTTTAGACAAAGACGAAGGAAACGGTATTGACGATACTCAAAGAGTTGTAGACAAGTGTCTTAGTTTTGATGTTTTAATTAACAATGCTTATCTCTTTAATAAACAACACGCACTCTTATATCAATTTTGCAAATATAGTAAAGACCATCCTAAACTAGCAATTTCTATTGGTAGTATTGTAACCGAATTAGCAATGTTTGATTATAAACTAGCAAACGAAAATTACTACATTGAAAAAATGAGATTAAAGAAAATAACACAAGAAGTAAACGGTAGTGGTGGAAAATGTAAAGCTAGTTTAATTTCTCCAGGTTTTGTTGACACAAATATAGATATGTTATTTGAACAACCTACTGTTGTAGAAAAAACTGCAATGATGTGGCAAATTTGTAAAGAACAAAACACTATATTATCTCCCAACGCAGTGTTTGATGCAGTGAAATTCATTATAGATTCCTACGAAAAGGGCAATTTAATTACTCACGTTGTAATTAACAATTGATTTATGCGGGTCATTTAAGCTTCTTTTCATTTGACTTAATTACCAAAAGGTGCTATTATTAATAATAAACCAATTGTAACTTAAGGAGTACATAATGGCACGTAAAAAAGACAGCACTACAGATACTAGTTTAGCTACTAGACAATTATCACCAAATAAAGCAAAGGCAAGTATATTACACGCCTTAAAAATCAAAAGACCAATCTTTTTATGGGGCGGTCCGGGTATTGGTAAATCAGACGTTGTTCGTCAGATTGCAAAAACTATCAATGCTCATGTTATTGATATAAGATTAAGTTTATGGGAACCTACAGATATTAAAGGTATACCATACTTTAATAGTAATTCAAAATCTATGGAATGGGCATCTCCATCAGAATTACCAGATCACAAGATGTCTAAAAAATATAAAAACATTATTCTATTTTTGGACGAAATGAATTCCGCGGCACCAAGTGTTCAAGCGGCGGCTTACCAATTAATATTGAATAGAAAAGTAGGTACTTACGAGTTACCAGAAAACGTTGTTATAGTGGCGGCGGGTAACAGAGAAGCAGATAAAGGTATTACTTATAGAATGCCGGCACCATTAGCAAATAGATTCATTCATTTAGAAATGAAACCTGTTTTTGATGACTGGTTTGAATGGGCAGTTGAAAATAAGATTAATCAAGACGTTATTGGTTATTTGACTTTTAGCAAAAAAGACTTGTATGATTTTGAACCTAAATCTTCAAGTAGATCTTTTGCTACTCCGAGATCTTGGTCATTTGTAAGTGAACTCTTATCAGATGATTTAGATGAAAACACTGTGACTGATTTAGTCAGCGGTGCTGTCGGCGAAGGACTTGCAGTTAAGTTCATGGCCCACAGAAAAGTGGCATCACAACTTCCTAATCCTTCTGATATTTTAGATGGTAAAGTAGAGAAGTTAAAAAGTAAAGAAATCAGTGCAATGTACTCCCTAACGGTTTCTTTATGTTATGAACTCAAAGAGGCTTGCGATAAAAAAGATAAGAAGTTTAACGACAAAGTTGGAAAATTTCTTAGATTTATGATGGACAATTTTGATACTGAATTAGTTGTAATGGGTATTAAGTTAGCTCTTACGCAATATCAGTTACCGTTTGATCCAGACGCTATCAAAGTTTTTGATGAGTTTCATGAAAAATACGGCAAGTACATAACAGCCGCACAAAGCGCCGACTAGTGTTTTCGTTATAGGGTGCTTTCGGGTGCCCTATAACATAAAAGGAATTATGCAGTTAGAAACTAAAACAAATACTAAAATTAAAAAAGTTAAACTACCACCAGTTTTAAAACTTACAGATGATGAGTATAAACAAATGAAATCTGAAGTTTTAGATAAAATTATTGTAGCAAGAGTTGGTTTACTATTAAGACATCCTTTCTTTGGTAATATGGCTACTAGATTAAAAATCCAAGAGTGTGATGATTGGTGTCCTACGGCGGCTACTGATGGCAGACATTTATATTATAACACAGAATTTTTTCACAAATTAAGCACTAAAGAAATCGAATTTGTAATAGGACACGAAATATTACATTGTGTTTTTAATCATTTAGAAAGAAATGAAAACAGAAATAGAATGCTCTATAATATTGCGGCAGACTATCTAGTTAATAATACTTTAGTAAGAGATGGCATAGGAGAAAAACCTAAAGACATTCAAATATTCCAAGACCACAAATACGACGGTTGGTCTTCAGAACAAGTATATGATGAGTTATTTAAAAATGCTAAAAAAATTGATATAAGCAAATTAGGAAAATTATTAGATGACCACATTGATTGGGAAAAAGGTCCTCAAAATGGTGCAGGTAAAAAAGATAAAGAAAATGGTAAAAGCAAACAACCTATTATAAGCAAAGAAGAACAAGAAAAAATTAAAAACGAAATTAAAGAAGGCATAATGCAATCTGCACAGGCGGCTGGTCCAGATAATTTACCTGAAGAAGTTAAAAGAATGATTAAACAGTTTACTAATCCTAAAATGGATTGGAAACAAGTATTACAACAACAAATACAAAGTGTTATAAGAAACGACTATACTTTTTCTAGACCTTCTAGAAAGGCTTGGCATTCAGGTATAATTTTACCTGCAACAGACTATCAAAAAACAATAGATATTTGTGTAGCAATAGACACATCAGGTTCTATAGAAGAAAGACAATTAAAAGATTTCTTAGGAGAAATTCAAAACATTATGGATCAATATCAAGATTATAATATTAAAATTTGGTCTTTTGATACTAAAGTTTATAATGAACAAGATTTTACTGCTAATGATAATAGTTTAGAAGACTATGATGCTAAAGGCGGCGGTGGAACAGACTTTATGGCAAATTGGAGACATATGAAAGACAATGACATCTATCCTAAAAAATTAATAGTATTCACAGATGGTTATCCTTGGGATGACTGGGGAGATCCTGATTATTGCGATACAATATGGATTCTTCATGAACATCATGATAAAAATAAAGAAGCACCTTTTGGTATTACTTCTCATTATGACGCATAATGTTTCCAAAAACTAATATACCTAATCCATTAAACTTTTTAGACGCTAGAAAATTTACCAAAAAACCAAAAGGTATGGAGTTTCAAGAGCTATCAGATAAAAATCACGAGTACCAAACTATTGTTGAAAGTTGGATTGTGGATAATCTAAAAAGCAGATATTACATTGGAAAACACGTCAAAGTCAATAAGTCAGATCAAATTATTCATTCTATTTTGGTAGGGTTTGAAGAACCAAAAGAGATGAGTATATTCAATTTGAGTTGCCCTCACATCTCTCGACATTAAATATCTTCGTATACAATTAAAACAATACGGAGAAACATATTAATATGACTGAACAAGCAAAAACAGATGCGGCAAAACAAGCACCCGCACCGGCAGGAGTAGGTACAGTAGGACCAGGAGGTCCACAAGGTATCCAAGCACCACCGGCTGATTTGACTGTCCAAGATTTAGGGATAATCAAATCTATAATAGATGCGGCTTGCCAAAGAGGAGCATTCAAGGCAAATGAAATGCAGGCTGTTGGCGCCACATATAATAAATTAGAATCTTTTTTAGGCGTTGTCCAAGCACAACAAAAAGACATGGAAAAGAAAGATTCTGCAAAAGCACCAGCTACTGCAACTGCAAAAGCTGATGCAATAGGAGGAAAAAAATAATGGCTGATACAAAACACGTTGGCAGACTTAAAGGGTCTAAAGCAAAAGTTGTTGTTGTTTACAGAACATTACCAGGAGATTCCAAATCTGCACTAGTAATTGAAACAGCAAAATTAAATGCTCAGGATCATGACTCTTTAATGAAAGCTGTTGAATCTAATGAAGGACAAACTGCGTTTGAACTTTATGAAGTTTTAAACAGAACTAGAAGTTCTAGTGGAGATGTAATGTTACCTAAATTTCATAAATTCGCAAATTTGCAAAGTGTGCCTACAAGCGAAGTAGAAATGACACCAAACCCTACAACATCTGTAGCATTGGATGAGTTAAACAAAATTATTGCTAATCAAAAAGGTGTATCTATAAACGAATTATCTGTTAAAGAAGGTGTTACAAGTAATGTAGCAACTCCAACGGCAAATGTAATGACAGATGATCAAATTGCTTCAAAAATGAGAAGTGATGCTGATAGATTATATAAAGAAGCGGCTAGATTAAGAAAAGAAGCTGAAACTTTATCGCCTAAGAAAAGCAAGACCGAAACAGCAG